AAGTGTAGTATAAGGTACTTTTATATGCTTTAATTCGGACAATGTCGTAATTATGATACTTAATTTTGCACAATAAACCTTACCAATATATTGTGCATTTTTTAGCTGCATGAAATTTTCCAAAAAATTCATGCAGTTTGCACTCAGAATAAATGCGTAAACCTTGCTATCTGGCCGTGTTCTTTTGAATGCAAAAAACCTTCTATTGCTTTTGGTGCGTGTTGGTATCCATTCCGGTGATGCCAAGAGTCTGTGCCACTTGGTGACCTTAATGATTCAACTGTCACACCTTGATAATCTTTTGAGGTCTTATGGTGTACGTGGTGTGTGTAAACATACCGGTGTTTGGTTGTTCCCCAGTCATTTGATTCCACTGCCATAAGTAACGGAAGATCCTGCGCCTTTGCCCCATCGCCGTGTGTGGTTCCAATTAAGGAAGTGCCATAAGCAAAATACTTTCTGTGTGCAATTGAACAATCAAAGGTTATATTCTTGTTATTCCTAAACCATGAACTAATAACGTCAGCCAAAAAGAAACCACTTTGATAATCATGGTTTGATGGATTAAATGTAAAATGTACATCAGCCACCGGAATAAGCATCTCCAATACATCCACATACACTTGTTTAGCTTTGAGAAAGTTAGAATAGAACATTCCATCAGTATCTTGTGGCGTGCCTGATGTCGTTTGTCGCTTTGGGCTATCAATGTGCAAAATATCGTTACCACCAATAAAAAGTATCTTATCTATGTTATACCCTTGTGATTTGTCTATAATGCCTTGTACCCCCTCTAAAACACGTTTTACGGCAATGTTTGTGTCATAGTCTTCACCCGTTTCAAATGCTTCACATAATTTACCGATGTGAACATCAGCAGGATCAATAACCAACAAGTGACCATCTTTTGATTTATTCCTTTTTATTGTTGGGTATTTTGGGGAATAGCTTTTTAGTTCTGCAATTAATTTGTCACGAATTTGATCGTATGAAACCGCACCTTCATAATCTGGATTGGTGAAGAATAAAGAAGTATCTTTTGTTTTTACCCACCCATGTTTAACGTCTTTGGTTGCAACCCCTGCATCTTCGCAATAGTCATCAATCTTTGAGATGTAAAGTGTGTAATGGTCTTTTATGGTTAGTGCAGATTTGCCAACAATATCACCTATTCTTTTGTAGTAATCTTTTTTGAATTCATTTACATTTCGTGGATTTGCTGCAAATACTTCAAAAGTGATATTGTATTGACTCATATTATTTTCTTAGTTCAAAGTGCATCCAGTCGTAATTCTTTTCTATTCCTAAACTTATAAATCCGTTCTTATAGAATATGTCAATCATTGGTTGATATTCTGGCCGTGCAAATCTCGCAGTTTTAGCGGTTTCTTTTAGCTTGTTACGTGCAGGATCTAAGTCAATGGCAATGGCCCATGAATGCTTTGACCATTCAGAACCACCCCGCATCTTACGGTAATTAAAACAACCCCCAAATAAATCAATGCCAAGCCGTTCAATTTCCTTCATTCCATAGTGAGCAAGCAAGTCATTAAACACATTTTCAAATGCTTCAGCAGCTAACTTATGGCATCTCATTTTAGTAACTTTTGTATCTAAGTCCCACGCCAATTTCATAGGATAAGGTAAAAGTATTGTGGTCAAATAACCCTCACCAGTCTCATTAGGCTTGCCGTATTTCTTTACTATGTCATTTGTGGTCATCATTTTTTTAATCTTTCAACTATGTTTGTAAACCCTTCGATTGCTATGTAAGCGGTTGAAATAACAACCCAATCTTTGGATTCTACCGCATGAGTAAATAACCCAATGGATGCCACCACAAACACTGTTAATTTGCGGCTTACCCATTTGGATAATAATAAATCAATCCTTTCCTTGCGACTCATTCTTTCTTAGTTTAATCCATCGTTCAATCGTGTACCCAATGGAAACAATTAAAAGAATAAATTTCAGTGCCACATCAATGTCACTGAATGATATGGCAAATGAAAGAATGTTTAGAAGGTATATTTTCAAGTCATTTAATAACATTATTCTGGTATTACGCAATAAGGTGAATTAGGATAAATCTTGCAATACTCAGCCGTATAAGCCTCTTCCCATCCTGCAAAGATGTGAATGCCGCAAGGCTTAGGCCATACAACAAAAGGACAAAGCCATTCAAGTTCCTCACAAAGCATATCAACGGCATACTTAGTACTAAGGTCTATACATTCGCCCTCTTCAGTAGCCAAGCATATAAAGCCTATCTCGTGGATTGCGGCTACTTCTGGTATCAATGCCCCATCTTCATAAAGACTATCTTTTACTGTTAGCCATTCGGCTTCGTTTAAAAATTCAAATTTTAAAAATTTCATATCGTTGTAAGTGCTATAATTTCGTCATCAGACAAAGCGGTTGGGAATAGAATCATAGACTGCATCCCTCCGCTAAAAGTTTCACCCCCTTGATTAAACCCCGAGAAATTGACAAAAGTACCTAATGCACTTGCTAATGTGCTTGCAGATTTAACTCCATTTTTAAACATACTTAAAGTTGTCCCATCACATTTTACGGCTACTTTTCCTTTTGCGGGAACATCCCCAAAATAAGTGCTACCTCTAAATCTACCGCCATTTGTAGCGTAATATCTCAAAGGCCCTCCGCTTAAATTTAACTGCATATAAACAACTACGGCTTCTAAAACATCCATATCTGTATTGTCAAAAAACCAAGTAAATTCACTAACTCCCGTCATTGTAGGAATAATAGTAGTGCTTGTTTCATCCTTAACCCTTGTCACCGCAGTTGTGGTAGTGGGGATGTATGAAGTGGGATATGAGCCTGATTCAAGTTGCCAATTAGTCACACTACCCGTAATGGTTAAGGTTAAACTTCCTGCCGTTGCCGTAAAAGTTACAAATACTCTATCGTTTGCACCCGTACCTACTAAAGTTCCAGTACTTGTTCCACTCCTTACAACCGTTCCAGTCCCGTAAAAAGAAAGTGTGTAAGATTGTGCGGTTGTTGTTCTTGTTTGCGTTGATGCCGTTGCCGATGGAAACACTAAATTTGTCCTCTGCGGTTCCAAAAGCAATTTTGCGCATCCAGCACCCGTATAGTCTATTCGGGGAACACCCGTTGCAACTGATTCAATTAAGCCCGCACTATTCACCCTTGTTGCCGTGCTTGCTCTTGTGAAGTCTAAATCGCCACTCCCATCTGTTGGTTTTAAGCTATATGCCTTCCCCGCTTTAACCCCTGAAGGGTAATATATTAAACTCGCGTCATCGTATGTACTCATATTATTTCTTGTAAAAATGTTATTGTGCAGCTATCATTTTCAACCGTACCGCCATCGGTTTCTACCCTTGACTTATAAGCAGCAAATAGTGCAGCAGCAGGATTACCGCCGCCACCGCCATTTATAATTGCGCTATATTGGTAACCGTAACCGTACATTAAAGTTTAATTAAAAGTACTGAACCGCTTGCAAGTGTTACCGTTTTAAGTGCTTTTCCGCTTGCTGGTGCAATGATCATTCCTTTGGTTATGGTCTTGCCACTTATGCCCCATTCAGTCAACACATTGTTGTTATCTGTATCTGTTAACGCGCTAAATACTGCATCTTCATTTACAACCAAATAACGGTAATTGGTGCTATTGGTTCCGGTTATTGTGCTATCTACAAACTTGCCACCCTTGAGTGCAACTAATTCTTCTATTGTCATTTTCTTTTTATGTTAAATTTTCTCTAATACTATATTCCATGATCACCCTTGCACATTGGCTTGAATTATCAAATAGAATTTCTTGATTGCTTAGTAATGTTTGGTCTATTCTTTTTCCGCCTACCGTTCCTTTGTACCGGTAAAGAATTGTTTCAATGGCATCAGCAATGTTTGAGGCTTGCAGGAATCCACCGTTGCCATCTTTTGCTTTTGATGCGTAAATGTTTATTTCTACATCGTGGTTTATAATTGAATAACCATCTTTGTAATTTTCAGGTGTACTTCGTTCCGTGATTACAATTCTGGGAAACAAATTCTCTTGTGGTGCTAACCCATAATTCAACTGTTCCACTAATCCAGTTATTGCAGGAACATTTAAGAGTTGATATATTGCACCGCCGATCATTGAATGCAAATATCTTTAAATGACTTTTGTTGTTGATGTAATTATTTTAACATTCTTTGTTTAGCAGTCTTTGAACCGTTGCAACTTTTACATAATGCTTGAAAATTATCTTCGTTCCATTCATCACCACCGTTAGACATTGGAATGATGTGGTCCGTGTAGTATGATGGTTGGTTGCACCCTTCAACCTCGCATACCGGATGTTTCATTTTGTAGCTTAAAGATAGGTGCCGCCACGCCTTTGAATTGTAGAACTTTTCGTGTTCTTTATCCTTCAACCAGTTTTTTTGCTCTGCTTGCTTGTTTTGCTTCTGTGGTGTGAATCCATACACCTTTTTTGGCATTGTAGGCATTAAGGGTTAATTTTTGCCCCATTGAATTTGTAAAGAAACCCATCGTATGGACTTTTGAAATATGCGTGTTTATCGTAAAAAACAAACTCACCAGCAAGTAAATAATCACCTGCCGTTTCTGGATTAGGTGCGTTCCCTTTCATTTGGAATATGTTTGCACGAACCTTATTTGATTCCATTGTTTCACCTTTCTTGTAGACAATAATACTACCTTCTCTCATTGGGAAGGTTGTTGTTTTTAGTTGAACAAGTATTTCAGTATCTCCAACATCCACATTTTCACGCAAAGTGAAGTATTCAATTTCACTTGTATTGTTAGGATCAAAAATGCTTATAATGTCACCTTTGAAAAGTCTATCACCTGCATACGGATTAATAGGTAGTGTATCATGTGTCCCTATTTCAACATTGTCTATAAATCCAATTGCATCACGTGAATTGAATGCGCCAACAGTGTTGTATTTTTCCTCACCACTAAATGGTTTAA